TACCAAAATTCCACGATGCAGTAGAACCAGTCTGGTAAGCCTTAGCGTTATCAGCGCAGCTGCCCAAAGAGACAACAACTCGTCTAACGTTCTGATTCCATCCAGTACCGAGAAACTTGACAGAAGCCAGAAACTGATTAGTGACATCAATATCAGCAGGGCGCGAACTCGAATCTCGCGTCGTGGAGCCACCAGTAGTGACATCCCTTGAGGTGGAAATTGAGGACATTCTTCTTCAGCAACAAATTTCTGCAACGACGTAAGAGGGGCCATACTGAAACCTCGCTCCTCTCGAGCCAAAGCTTTATTGGCGACACGCAAGAGCGCTTTGCGTCCCTTGAAAGACTTAGAACCCCAATACTCAATTTTTCCTCTCAACATTTCTGAAACACTCTGACCACCATCTCTGCGGGAGAAGAAGATAGCCGCTAATACTGGACTGAATTTGTGGCACCAATCCAGGAACTTGGATAAGACCAAAAGCGTCAAATCGTCCAACTCCGCCCCCCGATTGATCGCATCATAAGTGTATTGACACTCAGTCATGAATGCGCCCATAAAATTTGAACGATCTTGGCCATGAGCAATCTTGGCCCTCGTCTTCAGGTACAAGACTAAGGGATCACGACAAACGCCAAAACCAGTCAGCATCAGCCAACCGACAAAATCAGCGACCCGCGGAGTGGATAGCTTACTTATGGTCTTGATAACTTTACTCCAACGTTTGGTCCACAAGGCATGATCCTCAACCAAATGATCACACGCCATATCATCACCTCCGATAAACCAAAAGCCGAACCACAGAGCAGCTAAACCAAAGCGCAAAACCAACACACCCAGATCATAGAGAGAGTTGAACAAAAACGTTCCAGGTTCTCCATCGTCACGACATATACTCTTGACACCGCCTGCCGCCACCAACTGCGTCTTCAGTTTGATATATAGCGAGATGAGGTCATCAGGGCAATCAGCCCAACAAAACCACAAACAATCCATCTTCAAGCTATCACCTCCTTGAGTCGCTCCAAACTTCGAGAAATCATTTATAGTGCACTTCTCGTAAGCTGACGGCGGCAAACGGGGATCGGTCTGCCATTTGTCTCGAACTGTCTGATCAAATTTCTCCAGAGTGAAACCGTGATATATCTCCACATGGTCGTTTGTTTTGAATCGCTTAATCAAAGCGATGATGTAGCGACACCAAACACCAAAAGTCGCGATCACCCACTCAGGCAAGACATTGATGGTTTGACCCGCCTTCGGGACTTCCAAAGCAAGAGCCTCGAGTTTACTCTTGAGTTGACCCTTCATCCTTACTTTAGCTTGGAAATCTTTCAGCCACGCATGGGATCGTTCATCGTACTCGGCTAACAGACCTTGACTCTTGCCTGACACTCGCTTGTCAATTTGCTCGCCGAGACATGAGAGGTAGAGATCTTCATCAAAATCGGTCTGATTGGGCAATCCAAGAGCGTTGATTGAACCATCAAACAACTCCCGACCTACCCAAGCACGATTCGCGAACTCACGTTCATTACTCTCTACAGAACCCCTTGTGATGCGGATCTTCATAGTCTCAAGCAGCAGCGCGTCATCAGAGCCTTTCTGCCGAGGAAACAAATACGCTTCGGGGAGATTCACTTTCACGTCATCATAAAGCAAGCTCTCACCTAAAACGTTTTGAAACTCCCTTTCAGTGCGACTGATAAACTCAGGATCCACCATAGCGGTTACCACCTCATCAGCGGCTGACGGCAAGGATCGAATCACGTCCAAACGATCGAAACTCACGGCCTCGGCGTCATCCTTCTCACCGAAATCCTTCAAAGCTACGTCCTCGTACAGACTACGCATATTCATCGGCATCTTGTGAATTGGTAACTCTGCACTAGCGCCAGCTGGTTCCCTAACTTCCACTGAAGCTCCGTAACGAGCTTCACGGATCGAAGCAATCTTTTCATCTCTCCGAAGGAACTTAGCACCTGTCAAGGCGCGCTGAGAATGCGCAAACCAATCGAACGTCCTTTTCTCGCCTGTTGCCTGAGTCTTGAGTAGAGCACCAAATACAACGTGCCCCTCAATAGCCTTCCTGGAAGAGGCATTGGCTTCACGAATGAGCAAGACTCCCTCGGTAGAGCGACACACAGCTGTCCATATGTCTAACGGTTGCACGGCGCTCATCATCGAACTATCAATCAAAAACTGAACGATGCGATGCTCCTGACCTTGAATGCCGCCACTCGTGAAAGCGTTATACCCCAACTGGCGTCGTCTCTGCACAGTTGGATCAGACGAACAAATCAACGGTATGTGTTTGAGAGCTCCAGTGACAATCTTCACCCAGCCTCGTTTCGGATTGGAACTGGGGACACCAGAAACGGAGGCTAGCAGCTGCGGATTCCTATGAGACCACACCCAATAAGGAACGTCCCCGCAAGCCTTCATTAGCCACTTACACTCGTTCTCTATGGTATTCAACTCCGACTCCTTATTCGGATTGTTGAAGTTGTTCTGATCAGGCGCCCCGGTCACATAAAAGTGGGTAGCTACGCCCGTCAGAGCGAAAGCAGCTACCAGGCCAGGTTGCGCCAAAGAAGCCTCGTCAAGCATCATGAAGTTTGAATTCCTACAAAAGGCATTCTCTGGAGTATTGTGACTAGTGGCAGCCTTCTTCGGACCAATTTCCTTGTACAGCTTCCCTCTGAGAATGGTACGGGGAGCTACCGTCTGCCACACCCTCGCGTACGCTTCAGCCGCAGGTCGCGACTTAAGAAAAGCCACCATGGGGCTCGACTTGCTGCAGCCACTGTAACCACACACCATTCGAACCCAGATCTTTTTCCTCTTCGTGATCTCTGTGGCTCGCTTCAACTTTCTAGCCAGATCGGGAACGAAAGCATTGCTGGGGTTCGATTTCATCACGCCCGTCCTGCCGTCTTCCAACTCCTTCATGAGTTGGTCACAGCGATTCTCGTCTACCTCTATCTCCACCCATTTACCCGGGATGGGTTCGCCATGTTCATCCTTGAAGCTCTCCATATCGTCTAAGAACCTCTGGAACATAGGACCTACTGCTACACTACGACCCATGCCCTTGGCAATATGAGGCACAACTGGTGCCGAGGTTAAGATCGAGTAGTGTTTCTTCTCCAGATCAAACTCTATACACCCAATAGCTCGACCAGTAACACAGCCCAGAGTCTGTTCCCGGCAACCGGGTTTGGGATAGTTACGCAAGCGCACTTTCTTATCAAAAAGTACGCCGAGCACTTCAAAAATCAGGCGTGGAGCTCCATCATCTCGCCAACTCAAAAGGACGTTGTACGGAACCCTGAACTGAAGCTCTTCCCAGATGTCAACAGCCGACATCCCGGTAAGCAGAGAGAAACAAGCCAGCGAACACATCGGCTTATACTCCAAGTCGTCCACAAAACCATGCTCCATCGAATTCCATTCTGCTTCCGGATTGCAGAACTTAGCTCGCGGCGCCATGATTACCAAAGAGGTATGCGCGCTACCGCCAACAGCCTCTGGAATCTGCGGCTCTGGTTGACCATCCCGGAAGATTTCTTCAACCTGTACGGGAATCCTCATCACATCAACATCCACAGCTGTGCGAACAGGAGCACTGGATAGCTCCTTCGGAACTTGATACTCATCTGCGATCATCGGGGTAGAGTCGGGTTTCGTAGGCATAGAAACGTGCACGACTGACTCTGCTTTATCCTCGTTCTTTTCAGCTGGAAGAGCCACCTGAATTGGCTCCTGAGGATCTTCTCGCACCATTCTCTCTTCACCAGTTTGGTCATCCACTTCAACCACCTTCACCTCTCCACCGCGATCTGATTCTTCATCTTCCGCACTATTAAACTCCTCTCGCACTCCCAGAGGCAGCTCAACTTCCTCATTCTCAACTACACTCTCTACCGCCACAGGCGTCTCCACCACGCGCTCGGTCTCAACGGCAACTCGCCTCTCACGCTGCTCAGTGAGAACCCTGTTGCAATGAGAGACCCAATCCACGTCGCAAAGTCGGCTCTTGGTCGACTTAGAGATAGCGTCAGGACTCACACTCCCTAAGCGAGGAAAAGCAGTTTCATGAGGGAAATCATTGGGATCACGACTGACTTCGACGCCTTGGTCTGAGAAGACATCCATCGCTGATGGCCACACGCCCTCAAGAATAGTCACTTTCTCAGGCTCGTACACAACGTGAAACTCGTCCGAAACCAGACGCATGTACATCTCTAGCTTCGCGCGCCTCACCTCAAGACGCCAACCAACGAGCGTTCCAGCGACCAGCCCCAAGGAACACAGCCAAGACCATCGATCTCCAAAGATAGTCGCAATGAGTCCGCGCCCAATCATCATCTGAGTCGCGAGATAATCACCTTCCCAAGCCTGATACAGCAACACTCCCGCATTTAGCGACCAGCTAACAAAACTGCTCGTCAACAATGGCGCCACGGCACAGATCGCATGCAACAACGTCTCCAACTTATGTTTCCACAAAAACCTAGCTGTCCCATGCAAGACTGGCAATACCAGCAACTCTAACCATCCCGCAGTGAACTTACTCTCCCCGAAATCGCCGAAGCGAAATTCCCTGAGAGCCACCCCAACATGGAACAACCGCTGAAAGAGCTCATTCGGCAACGCACTATACTCTGGGCTTTTCTTCATGTTGTCGATTTTGGCCATCAAAGCCTCTCTCGCTGTGTTGGGTTTCAACACAGGGAGATAATCAATAACTTCTATCAGCAGCTTGTTGGGCAAAATCAACCGACCTCGCTCAGAAGACTTTCCATCACCTGACACAAATACGTCCGGAAGAACACAATGGTCCTTTCTACTAACACGCAAAGGCATCAAAACTTTCGCTACTTCTCTTGGCTCCAGACGACTCACCAGCACTACGTACTGATCCAAAACATCTAAAACGACACTCACCTGCAAACGGATGAGTGAATCAGGACCCACTACCATGATGTCTCTTGGGGTCAGCATACGTCGAGCGTGACCACGTTCGAAGCGATACTGTCCCGCACTTTTCCCACCTGGCAAGTAATAACCTGCAGCGCAATCCCTCTCATCCCAGCGCAGGTCGTAGAGCTCTGGATACAAAGAGCTATGGCAACCATCGGCTTCTACCTGAACCACCCCATGAATCAAGAGCCTCTTGAGAGCTGGGCTAGTAGAAAAGTGCCGCCCGATTTGCACATCTTCAACGAATTGGCCAGCCTCAATTATCAAACCGTCGGCCAGATTTCCAAAGGTGCCATCCCAAAGAGCGGTATCTGGGTAACGCACTTTGTCACGCAACTCAAATTCCGGATTCTCCAAAAACAGCCTCTTGCCAGATATTCTGCGCAATCGCTCAAATTTCACTCTTTTCAGATTCACGACAAGAGTGTCGTCGCGCAACACAGGGGCGATCTTGTCGTAGAGCATATGAGCTTCCACCGCTTTGTTGGCACCATGGGCGTGAGCATCGAAGTGCTCAGAGGAACAGGGAACACCATGATCCAAGAGAAATCGCAACTTTTCTTTAGGAACCATATCCGCTCCCCGCTCGCGCAACTTTTCTTCGAACACTCTCAAGTTAGCAGCACTCGCCAAATTAACTCCTTCCATCACGTTGATGCTGAGATTCAATCTCGCCAAATCCACCCCAGTATCTACCGTCTGTGCTGACCAACCATCCTGAGCGCCAACGAGACAGTAAAACTCAAATAACAACCCCAGCCGAGTTGCTAAATCCTCCGCAAAATCCATCGGAAGACAAGGACCGAACACCTCAATCAAATCTTGCCAGATCCCCTCAGGAAATACTCTCGTCCAACAACAACCAGCCGATGACTCCCACAGAGAACTCCTTGGAATAAATTTTTCGACAGCTTCATCATCAAAGCCAATCGAGCCTCCTAAGGGCTCCACGGGCCCAAAATCAGCTAGGAAAAGGTCAATAGACTCGAGGGAGGTGTCCAT